CAGTTCGGTATTGCCAGCCGCTTCTGCTGCCTCGAGACGACGCAGCATGTCGGAGATCTCGCGGTTCTGCCGCTCGACCCGCTCCTTCTCCTGCTTGCTGGCCAGGGTCACCTTCTCGCCAATGGGAGTTGGGTTGCCCTCGGGCTCCGGCATCTCCAGCATGGGCTGCTCGACAGCAGCAGGTGCTTCGGCAGGTGCTTCGGCAGGTGCTTCTGCCTGCTTGGCGGCAGGTGCAGCAGGCGCCTCCAGTGGCAGCCTGGGCCCCTGGATCTCTTCTGCAATCGCATCCCGTAGGCGTTGCAGGTTGGCTTGCACCAGTTGATTGGCTGCTGCAGCGGCGCCCTTGCCCTCAGGCACGGCAGCCGCCAGTTCATTCAGGATGTCCCGGACTGCGCCCTCATACCCGGCCACCCGGTTGAACGTGGCGACGGCGTCGGCTGCTGCCTTCCTGGCAGCCATGCTGCCTTCCACATTGATGACGTTGCCAGCACCCTCCAGGTATTGGGTGTTCCGGGCCCGGGATGCAGCCGCCAACGCACGCACCTCTTCGCCCAGCAGGCGGAAGGCAGCAGTGCGGACCTCAATCAGCTGCATCACATTGGTCTGCTTGTTCCACTCCTCCATGCCGGGAAGCGTGGGACCGCTGGTTTCGTTGATGCGGGTGTCTGCGTACTGCGCCTCCTGCATCGCCTGGGCGATCTTGTCGGCACTCCAGTTGCCCTTGATTGCCTGCTTGGCCACCTCGCTGACGACTGCCTCGTCGGCGACGACACTGCCCAGTGCAACGCCCTTATTGATTGGCAGCTCGCCAGCAACGGTCTTGTCGAATAGCCATTGCGGCAGACGAGACAGGGCCAGGCCTTCGCCAGCCTTCTGCCCGCTGATGCTGATGCGCTGCTGACGCAGGTCGTCGGGGCCCATGCCCGTGTCACGGAAGATCTTGGCTGCGTCGATGGACGTGCCCTTGTCGTCGGCGATGTTCTGCAGGGCGCCAATGGTCCGGGCTTCCTTGGCCGTCGGCACGTCCAGCATCTGGACATTGACGACAGGTGCCCCAGCTCGCTTGGCCAGCTCCAGTCGGTTGTGGCCGTTCACCACATAGATGCGACCAGCAGGGCCCAGCTCGCCGTTGACGTCACGCCATGCACTGACGACGCCAGCCAGTTGGTACGAGAAGACTTCCTCGTCGACCAGTGAGCCGCTGCGGCCTGTCTTGCTGAGCCGGCCCTCCTCTTTGTACTGAAGGACCTGGGGCGCGGTGAACATCTCGGCGGTCGGCACCGCCATCACCTGGGTGTAGCCAGGCTGCTGCATCCCGGGCAGCTCACCTTCCTGCAGGGTGGGCGCCGTTGGTGCAGTCCAGGTCTCGCGGGCCACCTCTGCCTGTAGTCCCTTGGTACTCAGGTCCAGCTCGTCGACAGCCTGGGCGTACTTCGCCATGGCCGACCCTTCGCCCCATGGATCAGGAATGGAAGTGGCGCCAGGGATGGCTTCGATGTCGACAGTCCGCTCTGATGCAGGGGGCGGTTCGACCTGGACCAGCTCTTGCTTGGGGACAGGGGCAGCAGGAGCAGCAGGGGCCTGGGGCTCGCCACGGCGAACGCCGCCGCCCAGTTCAAAGACGTCCAGTGGCTGCTGGATCTCTACGCCTGTCGTCTCCCACATCCGGGGAGTGCGTCCAGCCAGGGCCTCTTGTGCCTGCTGCGCAGCACCACCCTTTTGCCGACCAGTAATGACAGCCTGCGGTGCCACGGCAGCAGTAGGCGGTGGCGTGGGTGCCGTCGATGCCTTGGCAACCTGCTCGGCCTGGGCCACTTGGATCATGCGATCCAGCACTTCGGCCACCTTTGCCTTGGTTGCACCAGCCAGGGCGCCAAGGCCCCGGAATCCAGTACCGATGGCCCCGCCCAGCGGTACCGACCACACCAGGTCGTTCAGTGCAGCCTTTGTCCGCTGCTGTTGGACGGTGTCATTGGGGTCAGAACGCAGCGCATCAATGACCACCCCCTCGAATGGGGTGCCCTTTGTTGCCTTGTAGAGCTTGTCGGTGAGGCTTTCCTCTCCACGCTTCTCCCAGAAATAGGTGGCGACGGCACTGGGGACTGCACCTTCGACAGCTTCCTGAGCAAACCGACCAGCCACGCGACCAGGCAGACCTGTCGCTTTGATCTTGGTGACGGCCTCTTCGGCACCCTGCACTAGGCGGCTGATGCCAGGGGTCTTGCTGATGCCCTGGGTCATCGGGGAGATGGCGCCCTTGGTGCCCAGAAAAACGGGAATGAACGACAGGATGTCGCCCGTCGTCCGCTCAATGTCATTGGCAGGCTTGATGGTGACGGGCACCTGCTTCTCTGCAGCCAGCATCCGCCGCCCTTCTGCTGCAGCCTGCTTGCCATCAGGCGTGAAGAACTGCCCCGACAGGATTTCCTGTGTAGTGGGCAGAGTTGCTGCTGTCTGGGCGCCTGCCTGCAGTACCCGCTGACCTGCATAGCCAAGGGTTCGACCAGCAGAAAGCACTGGCTCTGCCACTGGGGCTGGCAGTCCTGCCCTTACGCCACGCTCCCAAGCTGCACCAAAGTCCTGGCCACGCATTGCGGCCTGCACGCCTGACACCAAACCACCAACGACGCCACCGAATTGCGGCGGGGTCTTCTGTTGTGGCTGTGGTTGGGGTTTGCGCTCTGTCGGCTGCTGCCCCATGCCCTTGGCTGGTACATAGACCAGGCGCTCGCGGCCAGTTTCCGGGTCTTTGATCAGCTCAACAGGAATGGGTCAGACAGCGATGGACTCAGTTTGGCGTGATGCGTCAGGGACGGCCCTTTTGATTCGGGTCAAGGGAGAACCTGATCCGACCAGTGCCTCTGGACAATGACCCATACAAGGCCTTGAAAGCCGTAGGCGAAAGGTCAAGGACCCGATCTCTTGGCTTGCTCTTGGTGCCGCCCATTTGACCTGTGTCGTTGACCCACACGCGGATGGTTTTACCCGTGTCCAAGTCCTCAACCCGGAGCCACTTGCTGCGGTATTTATCGAACAGCCCCCACTGGATAGCCGCGGTCATCTTGTTGCCAGTAAAAATTTCACCATTGGCGGTCCGCCCACCAAGGACGCCATCGCTTCCACCGCCACCGGCGTAGTAGGTGACGACGCCAGTCATGCCACCACCGGTCCTGGGCCTGGTTGCAGCGGCTGCTGAAGGGGTCAGCAGTGAACCCATCGCAGCAAGCACAGGGTTTCCACCGCCTTGCTGCTGTCGTGGCTGGGCGCTCGACAACTTGAGGCTGTTGTCCAGTGCCTTGATGCGCTGCAGCAGCGTCGGATCAATGTCTTCGATCAAGCCGTGCTGCTTGATTTGCATGATTAAGGCCTCCGACGTCTGCAGTCGATTGGGACCTGTCGTCAATGCACGCAGCAGGGTGCGCATCTGCGGGCTGGGTTGGCCTCCGTCGGCCATTGCACTCACCTCTCGCAGCAGCGTGTCCCGATCAAACAAGGGACGGGTTCGGGCCTGGGCCTTGAGCTGAGTCGCCTTGTCGGGGGCGATGTTGTCGCGGCTGGCCCAGCCGGTGCTGCCTTTGACCAGCTCGTCCAGGCTCTTGTAAGCCTGCTGCTGTGGGCCACGGGGGCGCTCACGCAAGCCGAAGTTGCGGCCCTTGAAGGCTTCCTCAATTGCCTTGATTGGATCCTTGCCATCCTTCAGCGCCTGAGCGGCAGCATTGCGGCCGACTGCATCCATCTGCTGCTCGGCATTCACCAATGCGTTCAGCTCAAACCCAGTGATCTGCTGGCCGCCATAGGAATCAGGACTGCCTGAAATCTTCTTCCATTCATCCAGCCGCTGCTTAATCTGCGCCTGCCACGCATCGCGATAGCCCTCAACCGTCTTGTTGTCCAAGTTGGCCAGGGTGACCGATTGCGACTTAAAGAACGAATCAGAAACTGCACCGCTTTGAATGTCCTGATTCAGCTGGGCCTGTAGCTGCTGTCTGGCCTGTGGATCTTGCACTGCCCGCTGGTACTGCGTGGCGTACCACATCTCCCTATTGCGCTGCTGAGGCTCTGTATATGCAGCAGTCAGCTGATCTTCCCTTGCTTTCACTTGAGCCAATTGAGCCGCTTGTTGCTCTGGGTCCTTTACCGTTTGCAGAATCTGCTGACGTGCAGCAGTCGCTCCATCGCGGATGGCGGTTGGGTCGTTCGCCGCCGAGTCGGGCATGTACTGCATGGCCAGGGCCTGGCCCCCAACTCGACCGGCGACCTCGTCAGCCTGGCGCTGCTGGGCATCCGCTTGCAACACCGCTGTCTGCAGCTTGCCCTCCAGCCTGTCGTAATTCCCCTCTCCGCCAAGCACATTGATAAGCCTCAGGCTTTCATTGGTCTTGCCATCAGTCGTTACCCGCTCCTTTGCCGGGCCAGTCATCAACTGACGCAGCGGCCACAGGGCGTCGGTCACGTTTACTGGGCTGCCAGGGTTTTGCTTGGCCCATGCCGCAACAGAGTCGGAATACCTGTCGAGCAAGCCATCGCGCAATTTATTTGCTTGCTCTGTTGGCAGCCCCCTCTCATAGGCTGAATCCAACGCAGTTTGCAAATAGCGAGCGACGTCGCTGTCCGACATCGTCCCTGACATCTTGCCTGCCGCAGCGGCATCAATGGCTTGCGAACTGGCCGCCACATACCTTTCGACCTTGTAGTTAATGTTCTCCTTTTCATGTTGCACCAACGCTGCGTTTCTGGCGCTAGCCATCAATGCTGCGTGCTTGCTGTAAACGCGAGCCGAGACACCACCCTCTGGCATCAACAGCGATTCGACGAGCCCTCTGTATTCAGGCGAATCGGGCTCAAGCGAAGCCGTGGCAACCTCTCGTCCATCCGCATAGGTGTAGGTCCGCCGATCAGCAATACGACGAGCCAGATCCGCCGCGTTGTTCATGACGGCGGCATCTTGCGATGCCTCGTTGACGTAGCCCAACATCCCGGGATGTCGTGATGTCATGTACGTCAGCAAGCGACCGGCCCTGGCATCGCCATTCGCCACGGCCCGTTCAAGCATCCGCTTGGTGTCCATCAGCCCCCGGCTGGGACCAAAGCCAGATTCGTAGTCGGCGATAAACTGCTTGGCTTCCTGCTGTCGCTGCTCGTCCAGGTCCTTCTGTTGCTGTAGGTAGCTGCTGCCCAGTTGCTGCAACACCGGATTGAATTGGCCCAGGGCCGCGGCCAGCTTCGCCATGTCCTGGCTGGCAGCTGGCAGTTCAGGCGGAGCAAAAGTGCGAACAGGCCCACCGAGGGTTGGCGCCCCTACCTGCTGAAACGTGCTGACAGGTGCGGCTTGTGGCTGCAGCGTCGGGACACTGAGCGACTGCTGGGCCAGGGCCCCGCCTGTCGCCATTTGTTCGGCGCCACCCAAAAGCCGCTGCGACGTAGCGCGACCCGTTTCGCCGTAGGTCTGACCGGTAGAGAGCTTGGCCATGGGTTAGTACGCGGGTCCGTAGTAGCCAGCTTTGGGTGCCACGCCAGCAGCCTTTGCGACTGGGCCCAGCGTCATGGGCTTTGGCTCCGCATCCTTCAGCTTGTTCATTGTCGACGCAGCACTCATGCCTGTCTGCACTCCTCCCACCACAGCGGCGGCACCCTGAAGCAGGTATGGCGCAGAACTGGGCGCCGGGGCATAGATCGGCTCCAGCGGATCCAGGATCGGCTGCATCAAGTACGGCTGCTGACTGGCCAGCCTGCTGCCCCTGGTCGCTGCTGCGCCAACCTTTTGCTGCTGCGTCTGCGCTGTCGTGAACGCCAGGTTGCGTTCGGCCGCATAGTCAAACGAAGCCTGCTGCCTGTAGTAGTCAGCAATCAACGCATCGACTGACTGGCCAAGACGACCTGTCGCCCGGATTTCCCCTCGGGCTTCTTGTGCCGCAAGCGCTGCCTTGCGTTGTTGCTGGGCCGTAGCCTCCTGCTCCTGCATCAACCGCAGGTTGAGCTGGGCGATGTCGTTGGCATAGGCGGTGTCGGCCAGCAGGCGGTTCTGCTCCATCACCGACGCCTGCTGCTGTTGCTTCAGCTGTTCAAAGCCACGGGCCGAGGAGGCCTGCATCTGCTGAAAGCGATAGGCCTGTTCGGCCTGGGCGTTCTGTTGTGCCGTGTTGGCTCGCGCCTGCTGATACGAAGCAACGCCTTGAGCGATGCCAAGGCCAGCAGACAAGACGCCAAGCGTGATTGATACGGGTTCACACATGACTCATCCTCACGAACTCCAAAAACGACCTTCCCTCTGCTCCATAGTTTGGATGCTCGGCGATAAAGGTAAAGCCCATCCACCGAAGCCATTTGACGTGGACCACGTTTCGGGCGTCGGCACAGTTGAACAGCACCTGGTAGCGCTCCCCCACCTTCGCCAAGTATCCCTTGGCTTCACGCAGAAAACGCAACCGGTTGGCTGGGCCGTCGACCATCTCGTCGGTGCCCAGCAGCAAGATCCGGCCAACGCCTTCCTCCTGTGGTACGACGCCCCACATGCCCATGGGCTGGCCAAGACGGCTGACCATGGTCATGCAGGGGGCGGACTTGAAGAAGCAGTACATCAATGCCTCGGCCGGGGTCTGCCCACAACCAGCACGGACCTCGTCGGCGTCCTCCTGCCGCATGTTGTTGGCGACAGGCAGGATGTCCTTCACCACAGACCGCCTGGCACTGGCACCCTGAACTTGCTTTTGCGCAGTCCGATCTCTCCAAGGCTGATCTCTGCGTCGCCAGGCTCGATGCCGTTGTACGGATAGGTGTAGGTCGTCCTGCCTCGTGGGGTGACCTTCAGTTCAAAGTGCGACGTCTGGTCGAAGATCATCGTCCAAGTGCGTAGCTGCAACTTGGGCCCTGCCACCACGGCCAGGCCACCGCCTGGGGGCTGCTCCTTCAAGTATTGGGTGCTGAACTCGTAGAGCATGTCGTACAGCTCGCCCACATAGAACTTGGCAGCAGTCAAGTTCCCGCGAACGACCAGGGTGCCATTGCCACCTGCTCCGCCAGTCAAGGTTTGGCTGATGGGTACAACAAGTTGGCCGTGCTGCAAACTGTTACCTGCGAATGACCGGCCCACAACGACCATCGTGCTGTCAGCGGCGATGGGATAGGGCAGTGTGATGGTGCTCTGGACGTCAAGGCCTGCCGGATTGGTCAAAGCCACGGAGCAGGTGGCTTCAGTAATTTTGCGATCCAGCAGGATCTCGACGGTGGTGCCTGTATCGACGTTCTCCGGCCGCAGGATCGACTTCTCCATGTAGACGCCATCGTTGTACTGGACGACCAGGTACAACTCGCTGTCGACCATGCTTGCGCCAAGGATGGACTTGGCGCCCTTGACCTCCCAGTAGGACCAGGACGACTGCAACTTGGTGTCCTGTTCTGACGCGGAAGCAATCAGGGTCGACAAGTTGCCAGGGACAAACCTGGGCACTGATGCCGTCACCTCTTCCGACAGGGGGACTGGGCCGCTGGCATCTGGCAGGAAAAACTCCCGCAAACCAGAGAAGTCACCCTTAGGCACAGAGAAGTAGATCGTTCGGCCAACACCAACTGGGTCGACCTCAGCCAGCATTTCAAACGTGGTGACAGGCGTAATTGTCGCCGTCTTTGGCGTTAAAGACGTGCCGATATTTGAACCTGAATCCAGCCGAAACTGACCGTGGCGACTGAAAAGCAGTAGCACATTGGCAAACGCCAGGCTGCTGACCAGGAAGTTAATTTGTCGACCACCTGTCGTCAGGTCAATTGGATCGCTATCAACGACCGTCTGCACGGTTTCAGGCCAGAAGCGGTCGTAGCTATCGGCCGCTGACATGATGACGTTTTCATCAGCCAGCAGCGCCAATCTGTTGCGAAACAAGTTGACGTTTTGAATCTTGCTGCCGACAAATGTTGGCTCTGGTGCTGTGGCGGCATCTCCGGCGACGCGAGCCGACCAATCAAACTGCTTAAAGACAAAGGTGCCGTCGTCATTGCGGACGAGCACATGCGGCATTGTTGCCGGGTCAAACTTATAAACGATGCCAGGCGCTACCGTTTCCTTCCAGACGCCATGGCCGGTGCCACTGCCTGCGTTGGTGACAAACTTGACGTAATAATCGTCAGCCCTGGTTGCGGCAGAGCCCTGTATTTTAACGATGAAGCCGTGCTCGGCTCTAATTGGAAGGTCCGACAGCCCATCGACAACACCTTTGATCGCGACAATCATGTCGCCACTGCGACTATCAAGGGTTGAAAGCGTGTAGTCACCGCCGTCGTTCTTGGCGATCATTACATTGCTTTCGTAGCTGGTCACAGTCCAGCCAGCCCCAAGTGCGGACGACAGGCTGCTGGCAAGCGCAGCTGCAATAGTGACGACGTCAGGCGTTGCGCCGCCAGAGTTAGCCGTCGTGTGCGTGACGGTCGTGCTATTAACCTTGATGGTGTAAGTCGTGGCGTAATCAGCCGACTTAACAAACACCATCGATTTGGTGCCCCAGGTCGGCGACAGGTCGCCGGACCCAGTAAGCATTGAAACCGTCTTTTCCCGATTCACGATGAACGTGTAGTCGGCAATTGAGGCAACCCTGAAGATGTTGCTTGGCTCTCCTGCGATGTCCAGATAGCCAACACCATTGGGTGTCGTTACTGTCTTGGCGCTGCCGTCCAGGCCAAACACCTTGATGGCGTTGTCCTGGATCAGCACCATGTACCGGATGGTTGCATCACGGTCGACGATGGTCGTGAACGGACGCCCAGCCCCAGCCGATCCGCTGAATAGTTTGCCGATGTTGTAGCAGGGCGGCCGCTTCTTTAGCCCCTCCACCGGGGACGACATGCAGTTGACGACCTGCTCAGCCTGTGAGGCCAGGCGCAGCGCAGCAGGCTGCTGGCTGACCCCATTGATCAGGTTGGGGATGGAGCTGCTTACAAGTGGCATGGCTCAACGCTGCAGGGCCCGGCTGGGCATGTAGGTCATGAATACACCGGTGTGGTTCGGGTTGCCACGCAGCATGTTCGAGCGTGCTCAGGCAGCTCCTCCCACTCCAGGAAGTAGGTGACGTCAGCCTTGAAGGCGTCTGTGAACTGGTACGTCTTGGAGCGACGGTCGTAGAGCCTGTCGCCACGCTGCACGACGTCCAGCGATGGGTAGTTGTAGGGGTCGACCACGACACGACTGACGTTGGAGCCCACTGGCACCTCTTGCGTCACTGCGTCGGGCAGCATTTCCCGCTCGTAGTCAGTGTTGAACGACCAGCCGTCCACCTGGACCTTGCGGCTGATGTCGTTGAGCATGTCCTGAGCCTGCTGCGCCAGTCCGAACTGGCCGTTGAGGCTGTTGACGGGCGCCTCGCCCATCATCTGGAGGACGCGGTTGACCGCTTCCAGGAAGGTGGTGCGAGCAAGTGCCATGGGTCAGCTCAGAAAGGGGAAGGGGCCCCGTAGGGCCCCATTGAAACCGCTCAGCTGGTAGCGGTGTAGATCTCCACGGCGCAGTCAGGGCGCAGGATGTTGGTGCCGAGGGCCATGGAGGCAACCATGAAGGTGCCTTGCCAGAGGGCATGGACGTCGGAACCGGTCTGCTCCATCTTGAGATCCATCAGCTTCACGGTGCCGACGGCTTGCTTGTTGAAGGCAAGGGCGACGGAGTCGGTGAAGTTGGCGGAGTAGTCGTTCTGCTCACCGCTGGCCGCAGAGCGGTTGGTGGTGGGCAGGTGGTTCGACTTCAGGATGGTGATGCCAGCCACGCGCAGCACGGTGCCGTCGGCATAAGCGCCAGCACCGCCCCAATCGCGGTTGATCACATCGGTGGTCTGGACGAGCTTGTAGTACTCAGCGGGAGCGAGCACGCAGTAGCGGTCGTTCTCGGGGAGGTTGTTCTCGTCCATCTTCTGGGCTGCACTGAAGAGCGCAGTGGCCAGCTGAGCACCAGTGATTGCAGCCTTGGAGGTGGCCACGATCTTGATGCGGGTACCACCGGGCAGATCGGTGTTGAAGTTGGTGGCGGTGCGAGCAGCCTTGGCCACCATGGCCGCAATGTTGCGGTCAAAGGTGTTCGCCAGAGCGTTGCCCATCTCGGTGGAGTAGGGCGCCCGAACGTCGTAGTGGTTCTTGGCTTCGTCGATGTCAGCAATGAAGACGTTGCTGGTCAGCTTGTCGTCGATCTTGATGACAGCTTCAGCGTGCTTCACGCGGCTACCAATCAGCATGGTGCCAGGCGTGTGGTACGCAGCACTGTTGAGGCCGATGATCGGGAAGGATGCACTCTTGCCGGACGAAATGGTGCGAACGGTGTGCAGGGGCTCGAAGATGGTGGCCTTACGGAAGGCGGTCAGCACCTCGCCGGCAAAGACCTGGAGGAACAGGTTGTTGTCCTGTGCCCAAGAGCCGTCAGTGGTCGTGTTGACGACGCCAAGACGAGAGGCGTCAAAGTTGGGGGCGGCCATTGCTTGTCTCCTAGAGAAGTTGGGCGGATTTCCCCGACCTCCATCTCCCTTTCACTCAGGGTGTCCTCCGCAGAGGGCCGTCGCTTCCGTGAGCGGGTCTAGGTAGTGGAAGTGTAGACACACTGTGGACCAAAGAAAAAGCCCCCCTGGTCAAGGGGGGCATCGGGTCCCTCTGCAATCAGAAAATAGAGCTTCTGGAAAGCTTGTCCTGAATCTTCCGTCTGTATGCAGGATCCTCGTGGTAGCGAGGGTCTTGCATAGCAGTCACCAGCTGAGCAGTGGACTCGAACTTGTCGACATCACCCTTGGGGGCACGGCCACCCAGCAGCTTGGGTTCACGACCAGCAGTGCCGGCGTACTTGGCGTGCAGGCCAGAAATAGCCATCCGCACGGCAGACATGCTGCTGTTGCCGGTGACGATCTCATTGAAGCCCTTGATCTCCTCTGCGCTGAGGTTCTCGGCCGCCCACTGCAGCATCTCGGCGTAGCCCTTCTCGCCGCCGTACTCGGTCTTAATGGAGTTGATCTCCTTGACCGTGAGAGCAGTGTCTTGGGCCGCCTTGTACTGCAAGCCAGACAGGTAGGCGTCGACCATGTCGCGACCGAAGCCAGCCTCTTGCAGCTGGTCGTAGTCCTCGCTGGTCAACTCACCCGTCTGTTGCCAGCGGGTGTTCATATCCGAGAAGTCGATGCCCGTCTCCTCGAGACGAGAGCCGATGAACTCGCCGTAGATCTCCTTGGCATTGCCGGGCTGGGGCTCTTTGGCCTCGTCAGGCTCGTCCTCGACCTCCTCGACGTCGTCGTCAGCTTCTGTTGCCGAGCCTTGGCTCAGCTTGCGCTGGGCTTCCTGGTATGCCTTCTCCAGTTCCTCGACGGACTTGTACTTGCCGGCCAGGAGCTGTTGTTCACCTTGTTCTTCTGCTTGCTCTTCGCCCTGCTGGAGGGCTTGGAGCATTTGTTCATTGTCTGCGGAAAGGGCTGGGGTCGACTGCTCTGTGATGGTGATGGCGTCAGGCATGGAAGCGTTCAGCGGATGGTGATGGAACCGTCTTCGTCGGTTTCAACGACAGGAGTGGGAGCAGGCTCGGAGGCGGCCTTGGCGTCCACCTGACCGATCACGATCTCCTCAGTGGGGCCTTGCTCGGGAACGTCAGCCAGTGGGCCCTGCAGGGAGACCGGGCTGGGATTGGGCTGCGGGGAGGGCATTGGGCACTGCTCCTGGGGCTGTTGGGTCACTTCCTTCTGGGAATTGCGGGCCAT